CGCCTGATTTCGTACCAAGCAAACACTGAAACCAACAGCGTCAACATCAATTTCATCACAACTTGCCTTGCTGGTGTAACTGGCGAGTATAGTGTTCGTGCTGATCATATCGTTTCCATCATCGACGCCCGCGAGGAAGTCCTGGAATCGTATCGCGCCCAAGTATTCCCCACACTCGAAGAGACTCTTGAGGAAGCAGCGGAAGTGGCACAAGTGGAGGTTGTCGAATGACCTACAGTCTCGTTGTCTTAAAGAACGGACTGACCCTGGTCTCTGAGACGGAGCAACTGGACTACGAACCAGCAGCACACCTCATCGACCCCATGACCTTCAGTGGCACCACCAAGGTGACCCTGAAGTCATGGCCACAGGGTACCAGCGACCGGCACATCCTCCTACGCTCTGAAGACCTCCTAACGGTCTGTGAGGTGGAGGAGTCCCTACTCAACGCTTACCTCAAGAAGACCGGCAAGGTCTTGAAAGAGGAGGGAGTATCTGCTACAATAGATGAGGTACCGGAAGTTCACGACTTTGATCTCGTGAGTGATGAAGAGTACGAACCACGCTACGTTGAAGATCCCACCTGATGAAGTATTACACATTCGCGAAACTTTACGGAAACTCTGTGCTGGTTCGTGGATGGGATGATGAGAAGGGCGGATACTTCTCCGAGAAGGTTCCGTTCACACCTACACTCTATCTTCCTTCAAAGTCACCCACGGAGTACACCACTCTGGAGGGTGACTTTGTTGCACCCATCCAACCTGGCACTATCAAGGAGTGTCGCCAGTTCCTAGATCGCTATGATGGCATCTCTGGGACTCAGGTGTATGGTATGGAGCGTTTCCTCTATCAGTTCCTGGCAGAGGAGTATGAGGGTGATATTGAGTATGATCCCACCAAGATTAAACTGTGGTCACTTGACATTGAGACTGCATCGGAGAATGGTTTCCCCAAACCAGATCTTGCGGAAGAAGAAGTACTTCTGATCACACTGAAGAACTTCAACACCAAGAAGATGATCACCTTCGGTTCTCGCCCATGGGAACCAACTCGCGATGATGTGGAGTATATCCTTTGTGATGGGGAGTACAATCTCCTAGACACATTCGTCGCCTGGTGGGAAGCAACTGCTCCTGAAGTTATCACTGGGTGGAATGTCGACCTGTTCGACATCACATATCTGTGTAACCGCATCTCTCGCGTTCTGGGTGATAAGCACCAGCGCCGCCTCTCCCCATGGGGATTGGTGGGAATGCGTGAAGTGGAGGCATATGGTCGCACCCAGCAGAAGTTCTTCATCGAGGGTGTCACCATCCTCGACTATCTGGACGCTTACAAGAAGTTCACCTACACTAATCGCGAGTCATATAAACTCGATGTCATTGCTGAGATTGAACTGGGTCAGAAGAAGTTGGATCACTCCGAGTTCGAGACCTTCAAAGACTTCTACACCAATGGGTGGAACAAGTTCGTCGATTACAACCTGATTGACGTTGACCTGGTTGACCGTCTTGAGGAGAAGATGAAGTTGATTGACCTCGTTATGCTCATGGCATACGATGCTCATGTCAACTATGCTGACTGTTTTGCAATGGTCAGACTGTGGGATGTTATCATCTACAACGATCTCCGTAAGAAGAACATCGTTCTCTCTGCCATCAAGCGCTCCGATAAGAATGACCAGTACGCTGGTGCATATGTCAAAGAACCTGTGCCTGGATCTTATGACTGGGTGGTATCGCTGGACCTAAATTCGCTTTATCCCTCCCTCATTCGCTTCCTGAATATCTCTCCTGAGACTCTTATTGACCGGAAGCACCCCAACGCCAACGTAGAGAAGATGATCAGTAAGGAAGCAGATCTTTCTTATCCTGAAGATTATTGCATTGCTGCTAATGGTGCCATGTACTCCAAAGAGAAGGTTGGATTTATGCCTGCGCTGGTGACTCGTATTTATGACGAGAGGGTGATATACAAAAAGACTATGCTGGAGAAGAAGCAGGAACTGGTGAACATCAAGGAAGAGATCAAGAGGCGGGGATTGGAATAAAGGATAAACTAAATAAAAATAAAGACTTTACCCTTATGAACTACGTCTATGCCCTTAGATGCCCAATAACCAATGATGTCTTCTATGTTGGTGAGGGTGCAAAATACCGTGCTTGGTCCCATACCAAACCGGGTTCCATAATGCCATATGATGTAAATTATCCTTCCCACTTTGGATACATTAAGAAACTTTACATCTTGGCACAGGAACCCATTGTTGAAATTGTGTTCCGTGGCACGAAGAAAGAATGCCAGAAAGTTGAAATGGATCTCATCTCCAAATATAATACAATTTGGGATGGTGGCATTCTCCTCCAACGAAAGGGGAAAAACGGTCTGGTTGGTTTCAAGAAACCTTGGTCGGCACATGCGAAGGAATCATATAAGGAGAAGTGTAAAGATCAACGAAAGTACAAATTCGAACCCGATGTACTAAGGGAGGAATATGTTGTGCTAGGAATGACCAGAAAGCAGATTGCTGAAAAGTATGGATGTAGTGAGGTGCTAGTCAAACAAAGACTCAAAGAATTCTCAATCACTAAGCGCCGAGGTATCAAGTGACTAAGATCTTTATAGTCTGGTCTTACGTTGTTGCACTGTGGAGCACACTGATTGTTCCCTGTGTGACAGTCCCTGAGAATTGGAAGTACTGCTCCAAAGACCTGGATGTGTGGTTGTATCCTGAACTCGTTCGTGGTTGGGATCTAATCACTGGTCGAGAAGTACCTTATCAAGCAGAACAAGAAGCGTTAGATGAGTTAAAATAAAGTTAAATCGGTATAACTAGCAGAAGTAACGGTTACCTAACTTGTTTTATCTCTCTTATAAAATAACTAACTCTTTGAACGGTAAGTTCTACTATGGAGTTCATAAGACCCCGAATCGCGATGACAACTATCGTGGATCTGGGGTTGCTGTGTGCCGTGCTGTAAAAAAGCATGGATGGGAAAACTTTACTAAGGAGATCCTGATAGAGCACTCAAGCGAAGAGGAGATGTATGCCTGGGAAAAAGATACAGTAACCGAAGAACTCGTCAACGACCCCAAATGTTACAATATGACCTTAGGTGGTGAAGGTGGGTTCAGTCACATCGACAGCAATGGCGACAACAATAATATGCGCCGCCCCGAAGTTAAAGCGAAACTCTCTGCTATTATGAAGAGAGTAGCACTGGAAAGGAGAGAAGAGTGGTTGGGAAACCAGAAGAAGGCAACTGCCGCAGCAAAGGTCACAAACACTGGCAGAACGCGCCCAGAACATGCTAAACTACTAAGAGACCGTAGCACCAATGGGGCAAAGAAGTGGTGTGCTGTGTCTCCCTGTGGTCGCTCCTACATCATCAGTAATTTTAAGCAGTGGTGTGTGGAGATGAACTTTGTACCTAGTTCGTGCTATAATGCTGTGAAGCGTGGTTCTGTTGTTATGTCTGGGCCCGCCGCTGGATGGTTCTTTATGAAACTCAATGGATCTAACTAAACTATCAAACGAAGAACTGTTGGAGCTTCGGGTGCGTACTGCCAAGGAGGTTACTAAATATGATAACTTCCAGAAAGCAAGGAAGGTGCAAATTAATAGTCTCTACGGATCGCTAGGGAACCAGTACTTCCGCCACTACCGACTCGACAACGCCGAGGCGATCACGCTCACAGGGCAGGTCGCGATCCGCTGGATCGAGCGCAAGGTCAATGAGTTCTGCAACAAAACACTCAAAACAAAAGGAGAAGACTATGTTATTGCGTCTGATACTGACAGTATATACATTAATCTTGGTATCCTTGTATCTACCGTTATACCCAGCGGGACACCCACGGAGAAGACAGTCGACATTCTCAACCAGTTCTGCGAAGACCGTATTGTTCCATTCATCGACAAGTCGTATGATGAACTCTCAGACTACCTAAACTGCATGGAACGCACTCTCGTCATGAAGCGTGAGTGTATTGCCGAGAAGGGTATCTGGACTGCTAAGAAGCGTTACATCCTCAATGTCTGGGACAATGAAGGTGTTCGTTATAAGGAACCCTCTCTCAAGATGATGGGTATTGAAGCAGTGAAATCTTCCACTCCTGCTCCATGCCGTACCTACATCAAAGAGTCCCTGGACATCATCATGTCTGGCACTGAGGACGAACTGTTAGACTACATCGAAGCGAAACGTGCTGAACATGCTTCTCTAACCGTTGAGCAGGTTGCATTCCCCCGTGGGTGTAACAACCTTAATAAGTTCTCCGATCCTGTTACGCTCTACCGCAAGAGCACACCAATGCATGTTCGTGGCGCGTTACTTTACAACCACGGTCTTAAGCAACACAAGGTGACTAATAAGTACAACTCAATCAACGATGGTGATAAGATTAAGTTTGCTTATCTTAAGAAACCCAATCCCATCGGTGAGAACGTGATTGCCTTCAATGGGCAGTTGCCACCTGAGTTCGGACTAGACAAATACCTGGATTACGATACAATGTTTTCCAAGGGTTTCATCGACCCACTTAAGGCAATCCTTGATACAATCGATTGGAAGGTCGAACGTGTCGCTACCCTCGAAGACTTCTTTTCTTGATTACTATGGACTTTCTCAAATCAATCGCTAAGGACATCGGTTCCGAATACACCCAACTCGCCTCTGAAATTAATGAAGAAGAGTCTTATGTCGATACCGGAAGTTACATCTTCAACGCTCTCTGCTCGGGAAGCATTTATGGTGGTCTTTCTGGTAATAAAATTACTGCAATTGCTGGTGAGTCTAGCACTGGTAAGACTTACTTTGCACTTGCCGTGGTTAAGAACTTCCTTGAGCAAAACCCTACTGGCGGAGTGGTTTACTTCGACACCGAAAGTGCCATCACCAAGTCCCTCCTCACAGACCGAGCAGTAGACTCCACTCGTGTTCTGGTCACCAACGTTGTGACTATCGAAGACTTCCGCTCTCAGGCGCTGAAGATCGTTGATAACTATCTCAAGCAAGACGTGACTGAGCGTGCACCTCTGATGTTCGTTCTGGACTCACTGGGTATGCTCTCGACCAACAAGGAGATCGAGGATGCTCTCGCTGAGAAGAACGTCCGCGACATGACTAAGTCACAACTGGTCAAGGGTGCTTTCCGTATGCTGACTCTGAAACTGGGTCAGGCAGAGATCCCCATGATCGTTACGAACCATGTCTATAATGTCATCGGTGCCTACGTTCCTACCAAGGAGATGGGAGGTGGTTCTGGTCTGAAGTACTCCGCATCCACTATTATCACTCTTTCTAAGAAGAAGGAGAAGGATGGTAAGGAGATCATCGGTAACATCATCAAGGCAAAGACTGCCAAGTCTCGTCTTTCCAAGGAGAACCAACAGGTTGAGATCCGTCTCTACTATGATGAGCGTGGACTCGACAGATACTATGGTCTGCTAGAATTGGGTGAAGCAGGTGGTCTTTGGAAGAACGTTGCTGGTCGTTATGAGATGGACGGTAAGAAGGTCTATGCTAAGCAGATCCTTGCCAACCCAGAACAATACTTCACAGAAGAAGTGATGGAGAAACTGGATGTCATTGCCAAGGGAACATTCTCTTACGGAGGTTGATATGACACACCACAATCTCATCAGACAATATAATAATGTGATTCCGAATGCTGCATGCGATTGGTTGATCTCTGCCTTTGAGGGTACAGATGAACTAATCGAGCGGCGGAACGGACCACAGAACTTTGATGAAATGAACCTCAACAAGACATTCCCGACTATCGTCGGT